GCTCCGACCTGGGCGCCCCGAAGGCCGCACCGCTGCCGGCACGCGAAGACCTGCCCGCCCCTACCAGCCCTGCCCTGGCCCTGACGCTGGCTCTGCGCCCCCTCGGCGTCAGCGCCCTGTCGACGAACCCGATCGTGATGGGCTGGGCCGACCGCGGCGTGTCGATCGAACTGCTGACCGAGGCGGTGCGCGTCGCCAGGGAACACAAGGGCGACGCGACGATCCCGCCGCAGTACCTGGCGCCCATCGTCGAACGCCTGCTGAACCCACCGGCCGAGCGCCGCGCCACCGCCCGCCCCGGCCCGGTCAACGAGAAGTTCAACTTCTCGCACCTGGACCGCTCCGGCGACCGGGCCGCGATGGAGGCCAGCATGCAACGCCACGGCATCACCATGCCTGGCCCTGACGAGGAAATCGAGATATGAGCGACGACACCCTGCAACCTGTCGGCGGCCTTGTGAGCGGCTTCGGCGCGCGCCTGGCGATGGTCAGCGGCGAATGCGCCACGCACGGCCCGGCCGAAGTCCTGACCCGCACCGGCGCCGCCTGGCACTGCCCGCGCTGCCTGGAGGCCACCATGGCCCGCGACACGCACGAACGCTGGATGGCGGCATGCACTGCCGACCTTATGCGCGCCGCCACCATCCCGGCCAAGTACGTCGGCCAGCGCTTCGCCGCCGGCACCGACGAACAGCGCGCCGTGCTGCGCACCGTGCAGCTGTACCGCGACTTCATCCTGCGCGAGCCGGCCTGGGCGGCGCTCGTGATGATCGGCACCACCGGCACCGGCAAGACCCTGCTGGCGTGCCAGCTCGGCCAGTCCCTCATGGCCAAGGCCTCGCGCTCGATCCGCTACATCACCGCCGCCGGCATGATCAGCGAAATCCAGGCCACCTACGGCCGCGAGGGCAAGAGCGAGGAAGCCGAGATCATGCGGTTCGCGCAGTACGACGTGCTGATCCTCGACGAGATCGACGCGATCCGGAACACGGACAACGCCAACCTGCTGCTGACCGAGATCATCAACCGCCGCTACAACGAGGCCAAGCCGGTGATCGTGATCAGCAACCAGCCGTTCGACAACCTGGCCCGCTACACCGGCGAGCGCGTGCACAGCCGCCTCTACGAGAACGCCTTCGTCTGCGACTTCAGCTGGGCCGACTTCCGCCGCAACGGCGCGGCGCCTGGCCTGCGGGTGGTGCGATGAGGAACGACGTCAAGCAACCCTGCGCCCTGTGCGCCCGCTTCACCCGCCAGGGCCACGAGCAGCAGGCCGCCCACGGCCTCGGCTACTGCACCGGATACGAGGTCTACGTCCGCGCCGATGCGCCGCCGACCGTGCTGTTCAAGCCCGCGCCGGCCGGGCAGATCGGCGAGAGGAAGGCGTTCCTGGCGCAGCACAGCATGGAGGCCGCATGACCGCCTACTACAACGAAATCGACCCATATGCAGCGGAATGGCTGCGCAACCTGATCGCGGCCGGCCACATTGCCCCCGGCGTGGTCGACACCAGGAGCATCGAGGATGTACACCCCGCCGACCTGCAGGACTTCACCCAATGCCACTTCTTCGCCGGCGTCGGCGTTTGGAGCCTGGCACTTCGGCGCGCGGGCTGGCCAGACGATCGACCTGTTTGGACCGGTTCCTGTCCTTGCCAACCTTTCAGCGCGGCAGGCCAAGGAGCTGGGTTTGCTGACGAGCGGCACCTCTGGCCAGCTTTCTACCACCTCATCCGCGAGTGCCGCCCTGCAGCAGTCCTTGGAGAGCAGGTTGCGAGCAAAGACGCAGACCCTTGGATCGACCTTGTACACACTGACCTGGAAGCCCTGGGTTACGCCGTCGGGGCGGTCCCGTTTCCGTCTGCGGGCGTGGGTGCGCCGCACATCCGAGACCGGCTCTACTGGGTGGCCAACGCCGACGACGGCGGACGGATCGGGCGGCGGGCAGGCCAAGCGCGCCATGGGCGAGACGCGGCACGGATCGAACCTCAACGACTTCGCGATGCTGGCAGGCTGGCCGACCACCACCAGCACGGACGCGGTGCGCATGCCGGGGCAGAACTTCACCACGCCGAACATCACGCTGAACCATGCCGTGATCTTCGCGGGCTGGGGAACACCGTTGGCGCAGCAGGCGAATGGCACGCCGGAAGCGTTCTTGGAGCGCAAGCGCAAGTCGATCGCCAGGGGCGCGCAGATGGGTGTGGCGCTGTCGGACCTGAACATGCAGGCCCAGGCTTGGGTGCCGGACAACCCGGCCCGACTAACGGCTACTGGGCAGCTTCTGACTGGCTCGGATGCCGGGATGGAAAGTGGCGGCCAGTTGAGCCCGGCACATTCCCGCTGGCTCATGGGGCTACCGCCCGAGTGGGACGCCTGCGCGCCTACGGCAACGCGATCAACGCCGAAGCGGCGCGCGTCTTCGTCGAATGCGTGATGGAGGCCGCATGCTGAGGTCCCCCATCGCCCGCACCGGCACCCTGAAGCGCTCCAGCCTGTCGCGCAAGAAGTCGATTGGCCGCGCGAAGACGCTGCTGAAGTCCAGCCGCCCGAAGTCGACGCCGATCCGGCGCGCGGCCCGGGGCCAGGACTGCACGCTGATGATCCCGGGCGTCTGCAACCGCAACCCTGAGACGACGGTGCTGTGCCACTCCAACCGTCTCGCCGACGGCAAAGGAATGGGCATCAAGGCGCCGGACACCGAGGCGTGCTTCGGCTGCAGCGACTGTCACGACGTCCTCGACGGGCGCCGGCCGCTGCCCGCCTGGATGTCGCGCGAGCAGCTCGACCACATCTTCGACCGCGCCCGCGCCATCACGCAGGAGCGCCTGAAACAGAAAGGACTGATGCCATGAACGTCACGTTCACGATCCCCGGCCAGCCTGTGCCGAAGGGCCGGCCCAAGTTCGCGCGCCGCGGCGCCAACGTGGTCGCGTACACGCCGGCCAAGACCGCCAGCTACGAGAACTTGGTAAAGCTGGCTGCCATCGCCGCCATGCGCGGCACGGAGCCCACTGCCGGCCCGGTTGCCTTGTCGCTCACCCTCGACCTGCAGATCCCGGCGAGCTGGTCGAAGAAGCGCCGAGCCCTGGCCGCCGCAGGCACCATCGCCGCCACCAAGAAGCCTGACGCCGACAATGTCCTGAAGGGCATCAAGGATGGCTGCAACGGCATCGTCTGGCGCGACGACGCCCAGGTGGTGCGCATCACGATCGAGAAGCGGTATTCCGAAACGCCCGGCGCCCTGATTCACGTGGCCGCCACTCAAGGAGAAGCAGCATGAACAAGCCACGCGGCCCCGATTATCAAAAAGAGCGCGGCGAGCGCCAGATGCAGCGCGTGCTGGAGGAGCTGGCGACAGGACCGAAAGACCTGTACGAGCTAGCCGACGCCTTGCACTTGGCGCGCTCGAACGTCGGCGTTGCCATTCGGCGGCTACAGAAGCGACCGAACCGCCGCGTCTACCTCGCCGGCTACGACCTCAACTCAGGTCGGCCGCGCCACATCTACGCCCTGGGCGGCGGCGAGGACGTCACCGTGAGCGGCTTCCAGATGGACCGCATCTACGAGGCGATGAAAGGCGAGGCCCGGCCTTGGAGCATGGAGCGCGCAGCCTTGATGACGCCGATGAACTACGCCAGCGTGCGGAACTATGTGCGCGGCCTGAAGAAAGCCGGCCGTGTGCACATCGCAGCCTGGGCCTGGTCCGACCGCACCGCATACCCGCTCTACCTGACTGGCAAGGGCCACGACGTCCCGCGCCCGAAGGAGAAGCCGCAGCCGGCGCGCGTGAGCCGCCAGCCCGCCAGCATTTTCGCAGCCTTGGGAATCGGACCATGACGACGCCAGCCAAAGAAGCATCCCCACATGCGCGCGCCCTGCAGCAAATGCTGCTCCACGAGCTGACCCTCGGGCCGCGCACCACGAAGAAGCTTGCCGCCGCGCTGCAGCACGAGGACGACCAGGTCGTCTATCGCGCGCTGCTGGGCCTGGAGAAGGAAGGTCGGGTTTCCAGCTTCGCCGACCGGCGCGGCGCCGCCACCGGCACGATCGGCCGCGTCTGGTCCCTCGCCGATGCGCCGCCCGCCCCCACCCTGCGCGATCCCCTCGTCGCTGCCTTGTTCGGAGACGCGCCTTGACACAGATGATCGAACGCCGCGAGAAGATCACCCTGAACTGGCGCCCGCGCGGCACGCCAGCGCGCCGGCTGGACGACTTCGCCGAGATTCCGCACCTGGCCATCGCGCCCGAGCCGCAGCCCGAGCCCGACACGCGCGACATCGGCCTGCGCCTGGAGAACTGGGCCCGGTGGGCCACCACCGTGAACGGCGGCCGGGTCATCCATGCCAGCCAGACCGGCGCAATCTGTGAGCGCCTGCGTCGAGAAGCTGAGGGAGACACTAGCCGCACGGGCGAGCGCCGCCACGTGGACGAGGCCGACGCCATGCGCATCGAGCGGGCCATGCGCGACCTCGACACCCGCAACCGCATGCTGCTGTACTGGTGCTACATCCGCCAGGCCCAGCCGGACGTCGTGTGCCGCAAGATGAGCATAGCGCACAAGCCGGCGACTGTGTTCGTGGAGCAGTTCCGGGCGGCGCAGCGCGCGGTAGAATGTCTGCTCGATAACAAACCGGAGACAAAACCATGAGCGGCAGCCCCTTCCCTATCTGCGCAAAGTGCGGTATTCCGATCTATCCGCCAGGCCGACGGCCACATGGGACCGACTGGTATTGCACGTGCCCAGCAGAGCAACCGACCGATGGTGCGGCTACCGTCGATAATTCGGCACAAGACCGCGACAAGACCGCGTGATATTTGTTGACAGCCGGAAAACTCAGCAGTACATTCTGCATTACAACTTAATTCCGTCCAGAAATTCGACGAGCGATTCCACCCGGTAGACGCTCGTCCCTACAGGACGCACAAGGCCCGCCACGGAGCGGGCTTTTTCGTTTCCGGGTTGTGTTCGCGCGCGCGTGAGGGTGGAAAGATTTCGAAGCGCAGTGGTTCGGCCCCGCTGCATTGGCATCACCTCACGGAATACCCTGCCTTATGGGAGCTTCCGTAAAGCCTCGCCGCGTAAGAGCGAGGCGCCACACGAATGCGCTCTGACCCGAGCCTATCCGTGTGGTGAACGCACGACCAACCTTCCCCGCGCCCGAGTGGCGCCCATGCGTTGCGTCTCACCACTCCCCCTGTCTCCTGGGTCTGTATTGGACGCAGACCCTTCGCCCGGCCAGCCCGGGCTTTTTTTATTTCCGAGCGACCATGAGCGATATCAAACCTGTCGAGATTTACGAGATTCTCGATCCGCGTGACGGGTCGGTGCGCTACATCGGGAAGGCCAACAACTCCGCGAAGCGCTTCAAGCAGCACATGCGTGAGACTCGTTACCGCACGCCCCTGTATGACTGGATCGCCAAGCTGCGCGCTGAAGGGCTGGTTCCCTCGTTTCGTGTCGCCCTGGTGTGCACGGCCGCAGACTGGCGAGAGTGCGAGAAGTCCGCGATTGCCTCCGCCCGTGCCACTGGCGCTCGCCTTCTCAACGTGGCGGACGGTGGGGACGAGCCTTACTGTAGCCCGGAGACTCGCGCGGCGAATGGCCGTAAGGTCGCACGTATCCGCGAGCGTGACCCGGTGGCGGCATTCATCTTCAACGCGAAGCGCACGCTCGGTACAGCCCTTCGTCAAGGGTATGTGAGCGAGAAGACGAAAGCCAAGATGCGCTTGGCTGCGCAACGAAGGCCCGACCTGTTCGGCGTCTGGGCACACATATGAGCAAAGAAGCAACCAAGCGCACCAAAACCGCAGCCGAGAAGATCGACGCATTCGGCATTGCCGCTGTTTGCGAGGCCATCCTCCACCCGAAACCGCAACACCAGATCGCCGCCGAGATTGGCGTATCGCCCGGTTCGCTCGTCGCCTGGATTGCGGCCGATCCTGAACGTTCCGCGCGCGTGCGCGAGGCCCGGGCCCAAACCGCGCTGATGTGGGACGACAAAGCAACCCACGTCATCGAGGAAGCTCGCGACCAGTTCGAGCTGGCCAAGGCCAAGGAACTAGCCCACCACTACCGATGGCGCGCCGCCAAGATCGCCCCGCGCGAGTACGGCGACAAGGTCGACGTCAACCACGGCGGTCAGGATGGCAACCCGGTCAGCATGAACTGGGCAATCGAATTCGTGAAGCCGAAAGATGAAGGTTGAATTCCCCGAGAAGCTGCACTTCCTCCTGACGAAGAAGGCGCGATACAAGGGGGCGAAGGGTGGGCGCGGTAGCGGCAAGTCCTGGAGCGCTGCGAAGGCGCTGCTTATTCTGGGCTCGACCACGAAGCTGCGCATCCTGTGCACGCGCGAGGTGCAGAAGTCGATCAAGCAGTCGGTGCACAAGCTGCTGAAGGACCAGATCGAGGCGCTGGGCCTGACCGGGTTCTACCAGGTGCTGGAGACCGAGATTCGCGGCGCCAACGGCAGCGAGTTCAGCTTCTCCGGCCTGTCCGAGCAGACTGTCGACTCGATCAAGTCGTTCGAGGGCTGCGACATCGTGTGGGTCGAAGAGGCGCAGTCCGTGAGCAAACGCTCCTGGGCAGTGCTAATCCCGACCATCCGAAAGCCCGGTTCCGAAATCTGGTTGACCTTCAACCCCGAGCTGGACACCGACGAGACCTACGATCGGTTCATCACGAACCAGCCCGAGGACGCGATCATCGTCGACATGAACTACATGGACAACCCATGGTTCCCCGACGTGCTCGAGAAGGAGCGGCTGCACGCCAAGGCAACGCTGCCCGAGGCCGAGTACCTGAACATCTGGGAAGGCAAGTGCAAGCCAGCCGTCACCGGCGCGATTTACTACGACGAGGTGACGAAGGCCACCGAAGAGAAGCGGATTTGCAACGTACCGTACGACCCGCTGCTCAAGGTGCACGTGGTAGTCGACCTGGGCTGGAACGATGCGATGTCGATCAGCCTGGTGCAGCGCCACGGCTCCGAGCTGCGCATCATCGAGAACATCGAGGACAGCCACAAGACGCTGGACCACTACTCGGCGCTGCTGCGCGAGAAGCGCCTGAACTGGGGCACGCTGTTCCTGCCGCACGATGGCCGGCACAAGGACTTCAAGACCGGCAAGAGCGCCGAGGAGATCATGCAGGCCCTGGGCTGGACCGTGGCGATCACGCCGAACATGAGCGTCGAGGACGGAATCCGCCTCACACGCATGGCCTTCCCGCGCATGTACTTCGACAAGACCAAGGCCGCGCGGATCGTGCAGTGCGCCAAGCGTTACCGCCGCGCGATCAACAAGCAGACCAACGAAGCCGGCGCGCCGCTGCACGACGAGTGGAGCCACGGCGCCGACAACCTGCGCTACATCGCCGTCAACGCCGAGGCAATGAGCAACGAAGACTGGGGCGGCAGCCTCAATTACAACAACCTGGGAATCGTATGACCAAAATGACCGACGACGAGCTGCGCAGCGCGGTCGACCACGAGGTGTCGGAATCGGCCGCCTGGACCGGCTCCGCGCTGGCGGGTGAGCGCGAGCGCAACCTCGCCTACTACCTGGGCCAGCCGCTCGGGAACGAGGTGGCCGGCCGCAGCCAGGTCGTGAGCTGGGACGTGTTCGAGGTGGTCGAGAGCGCCCTGCCCGACCTGCTGGAGCCGTTCTTTGCTGGTGACAACATCTGCGAGTTCGAGCCGCAAGAGCCGGGCGACGAGGCGTACTCGGAGCAGGTAACCGACGTCGTGAACCACCTGATCAAGAAGAAGAACCCGGGCTTCCTGATCTTCAACACCTGGATCAAGGACGGCTTCCTGTCCAAGATCGGCATCGTGCGTTCGTGGTGGGACGCGACCAGCAAGACGAAGAAGGCCACGTACAAGGGCCTGACCGAGCAGCAGCTCGTCAAGATGGTCAACGACCCGCGCATCACAATCGTGACCCACGACGCGGCGCCGGACCCGGACGACGAGGCGCAGCGCGCGCAGGCCCAGCAGCAGCTCGCCAGCCTGCCGCCCGAGCAGCAGCAGCAGGTGGCCGCCATGCTGGCCCAGCCGCCGAAGATGCTGCACGACATCGACGTCGTGATCGACAGCGGCCCGCGGGGCGTGCGCATCGAGAACGTCGAGCCGTCGTCCTTCATCCTGTCGCGCCACGCGAAGAAGATGGAAGACGTAACCGCCATCGGCGAGCTGCGCCAGTACACGCGCTCCGACCTGGTGGGCATGGGCTTCGATCGGGCGCGGGTCGAGCGCCTGTCTGACTACCAGGCCGCGCACGCCGACTTCGCGATCGACCCGGACCGCCTGATGCAGGCCGACCACGGCGAGGGCGCCAACCAGCAGCTCACGCTGTTCTTCGGCTTCGTCAAGGTCGACTTCGACGGCGACGGCATCGCCGAGTGGCGCCGCGTGTTCATGGCCGGCAACGACATCCTGGAGAACGAGGAAGTCGAGGACCACGAGTACAGCATCTGGTC